ACCCGACGGGGGCGCGGAGTCGTCGTATCCGCGACCCCGCGGGCGGTCAACGTAACGAGTAAGCGGATTCACGTAACGGGGCGACGCGAGCTCGCGCGGAAACGAAAACCGGGGGCGGGCGTTGCGATTACAGATTCTCGGATTTGAATTAGTCGCCCGCAAAGCGGACGATCCGTCCAATCTCCGACCGGTCGACACGGGAACGGGCCGCGGGGGTTGGTACCCCGTCATTCGCGAACCTTTCACGGGCGCATGGCAACAAAACGCCGACGTAAGCGCGGTCACGTCGTTATCTAACGCGGCCGTCTATTCATGCGTCAGTTTGATCGCGGCCGATATCGCAAAGCTCGCGTTGCGACTCATGCGACAAGACGCGGAAGGGGTCTGGTACGAAACGAGTAACCCCGCGTACTCGCCCGTCCTACGGAAACCGAATCGGTACCAGACGACGCTAAAGTTTGTTGAGCAATGGATAACGTCGAAGCTCGTCCAAGGTAATACGTACGTCCTAAAAGAGCGCGACAACCGCGGAATCGTGACCGCGTTGTACGTGCTCGACCCAATGAAAGTCGTACCGCTCGTCGCGCCCGACGGGTCGATCTATTACCGATTGAATCCGAACAATCTCGCGGGGCTCGCGCCAGACCCGGATCCGTTACTCACGGGCGGAACGATCACCGTCCCCGCGAGCGAAATAATCCACGACTTAATGGTCGCGCTTTTACATCCCATGATCGGGGTCACGCCCCTGTACGCGTGCGGGTTGGCCGCGGTCCAAGGGTTGACGATCCAATCGACGTCGTCGAAGTTTTTTGCGACCGGGGCGCAACCGGGCGGAATCCTGACCGCGCCCGGAGCGATTAGCGACGAGACGGCGAAGCGGTTACAGGATTATTGGCAAGCGAATTTTACGGGCGTCAACGTCGGGAAAGTCGCCGTCGTCGGCGACAACTTGAAGTACGAAGCGATGACGGTTAACGCGGCCGACGCTCAGTTAATCGAGCAACTACGTTGGACGTCCGAAACGGTTTGCGCGTGCTACCACGTCCCCGCGTACATGGTCGGCGTTGGCCCGCCCCCGCCCGTGGCAAGCGTCGAATTCATGCAACAACAATATTATTCGCAGTGTTTGCAATCGCTAATTACGTCGTGCGAAACGTCGCTCGACGACGGGCTAGGTCTGAGCGGGACGCAGTACGGAACCGAATTCGATATCGACGATTTGATTTACATGGACGCGGCGACGAAAACGAAATCGGCCGCGGAAGCGATCGGGGCGGGCGCAATGGCCCCGAACGAAGCGCGTCGAAAGTACTTCGGGCTTGGAAGCGTCAAAGGGGGCGATACCCCCTACATGCAACAACAAAATTACTCATTGGCCGCGCTCGACGAGCGCGACAAGAGCAACCCGCTTGTCGTCCCGCCCGCGAGCTCGACGCCCGCCCCGCCCGCGCCCGTCCCGGCAGCATTGCCCGCGGTCGCCGCGAGCGTCGAGCGGGCACCATGGGCCGCGGTCGCGCTCGCGTTGCTTCGGAAAGATTGGGGGGGCGTAACTCATGAGCTCTGATAACGCGGCCCCGCCGTCGCTCGACGACCCCGCCGTACTTGTCGACGCGGTCGAGACGGTCGTCAGAATGGCGCTTGCCCCCGTCGTGGCGCGTCTGCGCGCGGTCGAAACGCTCGCGGCCGACGTTGGGCCCCTTCCCGCCCGCGTCGCGTCCCTTGAAGCCCGGGGGCCGATTCCGGGGCCCGCGGGCCCGCCCGGGGCCGACGGGCTCGGATTTGACGACGCGAGCGTCGCGCATGACGGGGAGCGGACGATTACGATTTCGTGGTCGCGCGGCGACGCCAAAGTCGAACGATCGATCAAGTTACCCGCGATGATCTACCGGGGCGTCTATATCCAAGGGACGATGTACGAGCGGGGCGACGTCGTAACGTGGGCGGGGTCGCTCTGGCATGCCAACGCGGATACGACGATGCGCCCGGGCGACGGGTCGCCCGCTTGGACGTTGGCCGTTAAGCGGGGAAGGGACGGGGCCCGATGACGCTTTGGTCGCCGACCGACCCGGATCTTGTCACGCTGGCGCGGGCGAAAACTCATTTACACGTCGACGGGAACGACCACGACGACGACGTACAGCAAAAAGTCACGGCCGCGAGCGCGACGATCCGCGACTACTTGAAAAATCAAAACGACCCGACATGGACGCCGACGACGGTCCCGCCATTTATCGCGCAAGCGGTTTTACTTTTGCTCGCGCATGAATACGAGCATCGGGGCGACGAATTCGGGGCCAGTCAGGATAACGACGTCAAGGTTTGGGAAGCGGTCGCGAATCTCTGTCGACGGTCGCGGGATCCGGCGTTGGCGTAAATGGCGATTGGAGAATACCGGCACGTCGTCAGATTTCAGACCCCGACGTCGGTCCCCGACGGGGACGGGGGCGTCGTTGAAACGTGGGCGGATTTGGATCCGCCATGGAGCGTCGCGATACAGGCGATTTCTCTCGCGCGAACCGTCCGCGAAATGGAGCAAGCGACGGGCGGAACGATCGTCGCGACCGCGACCCATATTATCCGGGGCCGCTATCGGCCCGACGTGGGCGTCGAAGCCCGCATGATTTTTGACGGTCGTACGTTTCGGATTACTGGCGTCGCGTCGCCGCATGAGCGGAAATTAGAGCTTTGGTTATTCGCGTCCGAGACGGTTTGATCATGCCGAACGAATTAGTACTCCGGGGCTTCGACGAATTACTAAAAGAGCTCGCCGATCTCGCGGAAGGGTCGAAGCGCGAATCCGAACCGATTTTGCTTCAACATGCCCGGGAAGCAATGGCGGAAGTCGTTTCCGCCTATCCGTCGGTTACGGGCGAGCTCCGCGCGGGCGTCCGAATCGTCGAGCGTCAGGCCCACGGGGTCGCCGCGCTCTATACACTCGTCACGTCGACATGGTACGCGCATATTTACGAGTTTGGGTCGGTCCACCAACGGCCGCGGCCGACGTTTCTTCCAATCTCGGAGCGGGAACGACGGGACGCCGTCGCCGCGGTCGCCGACATGGTCGAAGCGAAGGGGCTCGTCGTGAGAGTAAAACGTGATTGACGCGACCGAAGTCGAGCGGGCGTTGATTGGCAAGCTCGCGGCCGACGCGACGCTGAGCGGGTTACTACCAGACGGCGTCTATTACGACGTCGCCCCGATCGGGTCGATCCGGTTTGTGATCGTGAGTTTGTCGGCGAGTCGGGGACTGTACGAGCTCAACGACGGCGAAACGTTGCGGGCGTTGATCTACGTCGTTAAAGCGGTCGTACTTGGGCCCGCGTCCGATACGGTCGCCGCGGCCGACAAGCGGATACAGGAGCTCGTCGACCGGCAACCGCTCGACTTGCCGCCCGAAGCGGGCGCGGAGCTTATGGTCGCGCGTTGGGTCGACCGGATCCGGTACACGGAAACCGCCAACAACGACGTTTGGCAGCATAGGGGCGGGCGGTACGAAATTACCGTCACGCCGACATAAGGGGGGTTGAATGGCTCGACGACATGGTAGCAAGGGGTCGGTCGAAATGGACCCGACCGGGGGCGCGACGACGGTCGAAGTCGCCGCGTTGAATTCATGGACGCTCGACCTAAAGCGCGACCGCGCCGACGCGACGTGTTTTGGCGACACTAACAAACAATACGTACAGGGGCTACCGGATATCAAAGGCGATATCGGCGGAATTTGGGACGAGACGGCGAGCCAAGCGCTATTTGACGTCGCGCTCGGGGACGTCGCCGCGTTTCTGAAATTGGTTCCGTCGACGATCGCGCCGACGTACTTTTTCTCGGGGCTCGCGTATATCGACGCGTCGATCGAAGTTAAGCACGACGGAGCGATTTCGATTAAAGGGTCGTTCGCTGGCGCGGGTCCGTGGACGATGGCCCCCTAATTGAGCGTCATGCGGACGATCCGCGGGCGTGTCGCGGCGTTGAAATGGTCGTACTACAACGCGGGGGCCGTCGAAGGGTACACGGTTACGCGTGACGAGAAAAAAGCATGGACCGCAACGGGCGCGCTCGTCCCGGGGGCCGTCGACGCGTTCAAACTCGCGCAACGGCCGCTCTACTTCGTCGCCCCCTTCAAGGGGGGCGCGTGGCGTTGGGAAATTAAATCGCTCACGCTTGCGGACGGGCGATTTACGGCCAGTTTGGGGCCGATGATTGTTGAGGGAAGCAATGGGATCATCCCGTATCCGACGGCCCGAACTTGAAACGATCGCGATTTCCGGGGGCGATTCCCTTGTCGTGAAAAAGTTTCTAACCGCGGGCGAGTTTCGCGAGCTCATACGGGCCGCGACGAAACCCGTCCGACTCGACGCGGCAACCGCGGCCAACGGAAAAGATATCCCGTTTGAAATCGACCCGACCGAATCCGGGCTCGCGCTCATCATGGCGTACCTTGTCGATTGGACATTTACCGATTTCGACGGGCGTCCGCTCGTCATTCGCGATCAACCCCCGTCGGTCGTTCGGGCCGCGCTCGACTTGATCGACGCCGATTCGTACATGGAAGTCCAAAGCGCGATACAAGAGCATGACCGGTCCATGCGGGCGTTTGTCGCGGCAGAAAAAAAAATGACGTCTGGCGCGACGCGGCCCGAACGGACTTTGCAATCTGTCGGTTAATGCATTGGACGCTCGCTGACGTACACGATCTACCGTGGCACTATTACGAATTTCTCGTTAACGAGCTCAACGTCGAAGCGGAAAAAATCCGCGAGTAACGCCCGATGCCCCTAACCGCAAACTTTATCGCCGACTTTTCGAGCTTTATCAAAGCGGCCGCCGACGCGACGACGACGACGGAGCAACTCGTCGCGGCCGCGGGCAAAGTCGGGGCGACGCTTGATCAAGGGGTCGCGCAAGCGTCCGCGAGCCTACAAACCGTCGGGTCGAAAATCGCTGACTTCGGGAAAAACGCATGGTCGGTTTTGAGCTCAACGCAAATGCGCGAATTCGCGTCATCCGTCGTCGATTTCTCGACACGTTGGGTCGGCGAGTTTGCGAAAGCGGAATCGGCGACGTCGCGATTAACCCAATCGCTAAAAGACGTCGGGCTCGCGACGCCGGAAATCACGAAGCAATACGACGAAATGGCGCGGCAGCTTCAAAAGGTTTCGACGTTCTCACACGTCGCGATTACCGACGCGCAAGCGGTCTTTACAACGATCGGAAAAGTCGGCCCGGAGAATATGCAAGCGACGTTAGAAGCGGCAATGAACCTTGCCGCGTTCATGAAAACCGATATCGTCGACGCGGCCAAGCTCATGGAAAAAGCCGCGGCGAGTGACGGGGCCGCGGTCGGGCGACTCAAAACCGCGCTTGGCGACGCGTACCATAAGGGAATGGATTTTAACGAAATCGTCGAAGCAATCGCGAAAAAGTTTAGCGGCCAATTCGCGGCCGACTTAGATACGACGACGGGCTCGTTAAAGAATTTCCAAAACCAAATGGAAGATGCGAACGAAGAATTAGGGAAGATGCAAGCGAAAACACTTCGGGGGTTGCTCGACTCGTTCCACCAATTACCGGAGTCTATGCAGAATTTCCTACTCAAATCGTACGAACTATTGCATGGGTTAGAGCCCGTCATGGGAGCGCTTGGCGCGGTCGCGCAAGTCGCAAGCGCGTTATTTCCCGAAGCGCTCGCGGCCGCGGGCGCGGCAGTCTTGGAATTTGTCGGCGTACTCGTCGGTTGGCCCGCGGCAATCGTCGCGGGCGTTGGTATCGCCGCGGTCGCCATTTATAAGAATTGGGACGCAATCGTCGCGTACCTAAAAGGCGTAACCGAACGCGTGAAGCAATACATGATGGTCGACCAACCCGCGGCGTTTAACTCGACGGTCGAAGCGGTGTCGAAATGGTTTTACAGTATGAAGTTTTTTTTGCTCGACGAATTCACCAAAATTATCGATAAAGTGGTCGAGCAAATCCCGCGGATTACGGCCGCGATAAAACTCATGGCCGAATTGACCGTACTCCGGTCGTACGTCCCCGACATGGTCAACGGCATTGGGTCGCAATTCTCGCGGTTACAGACGATCATGGTCGACCCCGCGCTTAACGCGATCGACACGGTCGTACGCGCCTTCGACCAAATCCAATTGCCGAATATGTTTTCGAGCATGACCATGCCGAATTTCGATCAATTTCATTTGCCGCTTATGTTTAGCGCGACAAGCGGGCTCACGGCGACGCAACCGGGCGTCCAGATTTCGCTCAACATGACGGGAATGTTAGGGACCGACGATCCGCAAACGCGGCAGATCATGAGCGACTTAGTTTCTAACGCGGTCATGCAAGGGATGCGGGGCGGTCGGTTGCTCGGGACCGCGTAAAACCCATGGCCGATCCATCGGCGGTACAAATCTATATTGGCGGTCATGACCTGACCCACGCGTCGCGGATAACGCGGGTCCGAATCGACGACGTCCTAAACGACGCGCCGAATACGGCCGCGTTGACGGTCGTTCTTACTCCGCGACTCATGCCGTCGTCGACGGCCCCGTTTGCGCCCCATGCTTTCGACGCGGGCGGATTTAATACGTCCGACGGCCCGCTCGTCATGACGACGCCCGCGGTCGACGTCGGGGCCCCGATCGGAATTTTTCTCAACGGGGGCGCGGACCAAATTTACGGCGGGGAAGTGTTAACCCGCGAGCAATACGCCGAATTCGACCAACCCAAAAACGTACGGGTTGACGTGACCTGTACCGATTTCACGCGCCGATTGAACTATCGGAAAGTCTCAAAAGAGTACGCGACCGCGAGCGCGACGGCGATCGTTCTCGACATGATCGCGACGTTTGCCCCGACGATCGGGACGGCCGCGGTCCAAGCGGGATTACCGTCGTTGAGCGGGGGGATTACGTTTACGTTTGAAGATGTCTCGCGAGCTCTGTCGAGAATCGCGGAGAAAATCGGCGCGTACTGGTACGTCGATTACGCGGCGACGTTGCACTTTTTCACGGGGACCGAAGCGGGGGCGACGCCCGCGCCGATCGTGCCCGGGGGCCGTTTCGCGGATCTCAAAATCACGGCGGACTTATCGCAGGTTCGGACGCGAGTATTTGTCGAAGGGGACGGGGGAACGATCGCGCTC